TCAAAAGTAAGTTATCGCTAACTTTCCCAGCCAACGCATTAAACATCTTCTTCTCAATCGGGCTACTCTGAATGTGAATCACAGTAACTTTGTCTGAGTCTTGTCCTTTGCGGTCAGCACGGGCACAGCACTGGATGTACTGCTCAACGCTCATGAGCGGGCCATAGAACACCACAGTATCAGCGGCAGTCAGCGTAATGCCGTGGGCAGAAGCGGCTGGTTGCATCACTAACACACGGGGGTTTGGCTCGGTCTGGAAGCGGTTGATAGTTATACCGCGCTTGCTTGGGGATATGTCTCCGTGAATGCACTCGTTGACAATACCCTTCTTGGTCAGGTAGTTGCTGATGGTGTCGATGGTGCTTCGGAACAGGGCGAAGATGATGACCTTGCGATCAGTCTCCTCCAAGATTTCCTCAAGCACCGACAGGCGGGGCGCTGAGTCGAACTCAACAACTTCCTTGTCGTCTGTGTAGGCCGCACCACAACTGATCTGCAGTAGCTTGGATACGCCTGCGGCGGCGTTGACAGCGGTGATCGTCTCACCTGCAGCTTGCACCAGCATGCGGTCTTTGAGCATTGTGTAGTACTTGGCTTGCTGTGGGGTCAGCGGCACTTCACGCGTCATTGTGATGACAGGCGGCAAGTCAAGGCACTGTGCTTTGGTAAAGCGTATCGCAGGTTGCAGGGCTTCGTGCACTTTCTCCTTGGCATCAAACTTAGGAGCCCACTTGAATGTGGTGATCTTGTTCATCACTTGGTCGCGCCATGCTGTGTAGAACTTGGGCACGCCTTCGGGGTTAACTAACTTGGCCAAGCCGTACGCATCCACAGGCGACTGCGACGCAGGCGTACCCGTCATCATCCACAGATACGTGCTGGGCATAAGGATGGAGTTGAGTGACTTCCATCTGCGTGTGGTGGGTGTCTTGTACGCGTTGGCTTCGTCAACAATCACTAGGTCAAAGCGGCCATCGTTACGCACTTCATCCGCAATCAGGTTTAGCCCTTCGTAGTTGGTGATGACGATCTCGTAGTCACGCTGAATCATCTCGATGCGCCGACTAGCTTGCGGATGGTGCGCGATAACGGCAGAGCGGTGAATGACGCTGTTGTTGATGTCCCCCATCCATGCGCTGTGCATGATCGACAGAGGACACAGAATCAAAACCCTACGCACCTTCTTGAGTTTCATCAAGTAGTCAGCCGCCCAGAGCGCAGACAGTGTCTTGCCAGTACCGGGCTCAGAGAACACAAAGGCTCTCCTGTACATCGTGAGGAACGATGCAGTCTCGATCTGGTGCGCCATGGGCTTGTAACGCCCCGGCCAGTCATAGCGCCGAACAATCGGCGATGGCACATTTTTAACACCTAGGTTACGCAACACCCGCGCTTCGTCAAGACCCCAGTAAACAGCGACATCGTAGCCACCGTCTGCACGGGGCATGGCCTTGCTCTTTGGGATGATTGAGTACTTGTGCGGGTTCCTTGTGCGTAAGATAAGTGCTTTGTCTTCTACGATTTCCATTGCTTCTCCAAGCTATTATTTTCCGTTGTCGCTTTGGTTAGCGCTCTTGTTACGGAGTCGGGTGTTACCTGTCGTTGACTTGCCGCCTGCACGCAAAGGTTTGATGTGGTCAATGTCCTTGCCTGCTCGGTCAATGCCCTTCTTGTCGTAGGCTCTGCGGGCTTTCTGACGCTCGATCTGATCGGCTGTCTCGCCCGTTTTCTTTTGCAGTTTGTATGCGTGTTTGTAGTCACGCTTGCCGTTCACTTGTGTCATCACTTCCTCCTAGTGTTTAGGGTTGAACTCGCATCCGGTGACCTGACACCATCCGCATAGTGGGGTTTGATTGGGGTTCCATACACCTGTCTCAAAGCATGCTTCAAGACGCGCAGTACGCTCACGATACTTCCACCAGAACTGCTCGGCTTGGTCTCGTGCCATCTGCATCTTAACCATATCATCTTTGACAATGAACAGCAACGCGGAGTTAACTTTGCGGATGTGCGGGAAGTGTGCAAACACCATGAGCGACATGAGCACAAGCTGATCCCTGTCGGGGTACTTGTTGTTGCCAGTCTTCCAGTCACCCACCCAAGCTGTAAGGTTCTCGTCATCTACGATCAGGATGTCGGCAATGCCTCGAACCCAAACATCGGGAGCCTTCCAGTTGGTAGGGCGTAGGTCAACAGTCAGCGCCATTTCGTACTCAGCCAAAGCCCTTCCGGGCTTCTTAAGCATGGCGTCCACTACAGACTGGAACTGCGCATACTCAGGCGGTATTGGCTTCTTGTCTCTGATGTAGAGTTCAATGGCTTCATGCACCTGATTGCCGTAACGCGTGGCCTCAGTCTCTTGGAAGGGGTACTTCTTCAAGACCTTGACCTCGTGGTATCGGCGCTGGCAACCCTCAAAGTCTTTGAGGGAGGAGTGGGACCATGCTGGTTTTTTCATTCGAACTTCGCTGTGTTAATGGCTTCGGTGAGTCGGTTGGCAAACTTGGTGACAAACGCTTCGTTGGCATTGAGGCGGTGCTCGCCCATGTCCCTCAGAATTGTGTGTACAACCTCGTGCCAGAAGGTATCTGCGATCTCCTCTGGCTTGAACTGCCTGCCTGTGGTGTTACTCGTTCGACCTAGTTGGATGCGTTGGTCATGGTAAAAGACCCGCCCCATGTCACGCTTGTCAAGCATGGCTTCGACTACTTCGACTGAGTACCACCTTCGCCCAACTCTTATCTTGGTTGGTAATTTCATTGCTTCTCCTTTAGTGCTTCTGCTACGCCTGAATACTCGTCATCAACTTTCTCAGGTTCTGGTAATTCGAACACCTCGTAGTGGTTCTGGCCGCCCTCGCGCCAGCTGTGTTCGTCGTTGCAAAACTGTGCAACGACGTCTGCCTGCTCCCTGTCTGCGAACAGACCAACGATCTTGGACGACACGCCACACTCAATGCAACCTATGTTAAACACCATGTACATCTTGCTTCTCCTCTACTTTTTCGTACGTCATCTCAAAGATGTCGGGCTTGCATGGGTAATGCTCGCCTTTCACGCCGGTGATAATCCAGTCACCGGGGGTTACGTACATCGCGCCTTCAAGTGTGTCAATCATGCCAAGCGATCCTTTTGGCAATCCCTGCAAATCCTCTGACCAATTTGCATTTGACTCATCCACCGGCATACGAACCATCGGATGGTCGCCCATCTTGAACCATTGTGTGGCCTTGATGACCACAGGTTTCTTTCTATACTTCATTGCTTCTCCTAGTTTTTTGCTAACCCATACCTACGGTGCGCGCCACCGTCAGCGTCCAATGGAATGCCCGGCATGTAAGGCGGCTCCATAGTCATCTGCGCCAAGACCCAAGTCTTAGCTTCAGCTACTTCAGCGTCAGGAACCACAACGATCTGCTCGTCATGTACTGTCCCCGCCACAAAGTATCTCTTTGCAGTACGTACCATCCCATCAGTCATCACGCATCTCGCTACGCCCTGCGTGACATTGTTGGTTATTTTTCCTGCATATATCTTAGTACGATCTGGCCCGTATGTCCACTCTGTCTGCTCTTTATTTGTTTTCTCGTCTGTAAAGCGCCTGATGTTGAGGTCAGGATACAACAGTTTCATGCCAGAGGGCAGCTCAATCTCCCCCTTGCGGTACGTCAGACACTTGTGCTTGTACGTCTTGCCTCTGTACAGACACTCACCGATAAGCTGTGTGTTCAAGTCCCAGAACTCCACCACAGGCGTAGCCGTAGCGCGGTACTTGTCGATGATGGCCTTGGCCGCAAGGCAGTGGATGACTAGCTCCTTGGTTGTGCAGGTGTGCGGTATGGATTGGAGCTTCTCGACATTGACTTCCCATTCCAAGAACTTCTGCGCTGCTTGTTGAGTAACGCCAAGCTTCTTTGCAAAGGCCAAGTCGTAGCGCTGTGGTGGTGCCCCAAGGAATCCAGTGAGAAGCTGTGAAGCAAAAGCCGCCCAGCCAAGACCGTATCCACAGCCAAGGAGCGCGCTTTTCGCTGACTGCCTAAGATCGGGGTGAGACTCCTTACTAAGTCCGGGTATGTTAAACATCTGCGAACCGAACGCGGCGTAAGGGTCACCCCCAGCGCGGAAGATGTCCAGCATGTCCGTGTAGTCTGAAAGCCACGCGAGTACTCGCGGCTCAATCTGCGATAGATCTCCAACGACGAGTTGGTGGCCAGCGGGAGCCATAATTGCTTTGCGTAGGAACGAGCCACGCTTGAGGTTTTGCATGTTGATGGCCGAGCCTTTCGACGCTGTCCAGCGGCCTGTCTGTGCACCGTAGTACGAAAGCGGAACTGGAAGCGAGCCACGTTTGCTGATGTCCAAGAAGCGTTGTGCACGGGTGCGCTCAGTGGTAGATTTAACCTTAAGACGCGCTTCACAAAGAAGGGCAACGTCCTCACGTTCACCATTGAGTAGCGCTTGAAATAGGGCATCGTTTTTAGCGAGGGCGAGTGTCTCTTTCCCAGTCGTCTTACTTGTCTTGGTTGGCGGAACCACATTGAGTTTCTCAAGTAGTGCAGCAAACTGCGGGTTCGACGCCAGAGCAGTTTCGTCCACGCCGAGTTTCTGTAGTAGGGCTTCACGTTTTTCCTTTTCATCTAGTATGGCGTCGGTCAGCATGTTGGGGTCAAGCTCAAGGCATGCACGGGTGTACATCTTGAGAGTCATGTCTATAAGCCGTAGTTCTTTCGCAGGGTATCCATTGACCAAGCGTGCAAAGATTCGCTCGCATAGATGTACGTCGTGTTTGCAATAGTCTGCAAGCTCAGATTCCATGACCTCGTCCAACTCGGCCACACCATTGGTACTGTATACGGCTGTCCCTTTGGCGGGAAGACCAAAATCGATTGCAAGTTTGGCGAGACTGTTGCCAACCTCAACGCCTCTGAGAGCTCGCGCCATTGATAGTGTGTCGAAGATGAAGGATGGATGGACGCCATATCGCCACTCCATAATTGATACATCGAACTGTGCGTTGTGGGCAAGCACTGCGGTTCGTCCCCAGTCGACCCCAGCAAAGTATTCACGTAACTCAGCGTCTCCGTACCATCGAATAGGTTCGTCAGTTCCGTACTCATGGACGCATGCACCGAAAGCTTTGAACTTGTCATGGCGTATGTACTCCTCGGTTGTCATCTTGGTTAGTGTGTAACCTTCCTTGGTGTCCCAGTAGGTTTCAAAATCCAAAGTTATTATTTGTTTATATGGTGCTGACATAACTTTCTCCTCTTATTATTTTTGAAATACTTGACTGCGAAACCCCAAGCAGTGCGGCTATATCTTCTTGCGAGATTCCGTGCACACTCAGGTCTTTGATAAGCGCCACACTCTTACGAGTTTGTTTGGCGTTGGCATGGGTTTCCCCTCTGTAGGCTTTACGTCTACGTCGTGCATACGCTTCCAACTGATTTTCTGCATATGTTCCTACTCGCATGTGACTTGGGTTACAGCAGAGACGATTGTCACAACTGTGCAGAATAAAACCTATACTGCGCTTGTCACGCGGCGCCGCCATATCCTGCACCAGCCCTGTTAAAAATGCCGCTAGTCTGTGAGCAGTCACCGCGTTGCCTTGGTATTTGACTGTGCCGTATCCCGTACTGTTAGTGGCCCCTGCCCAGTTCCAACAGCCATTGCGTTGTGATCTATTGCCCACAACCCGCGCCCAAAAATCTTCCGGTGTTGATTTCTTTGTCATGTAGACTCCAGTACGTTGTGAAGTCTATTGTACATCAATTGTTTTCCTTTGTGTAAAGCGGGATTGGTTTGTACGTGCTGGGCGGTTTCTTCCACCTGAAGTACTTGTGCCCTACTGCGTTTTCGCAAAGGTATCCAACAGGCACAGGCGCAGTTATTGAGATCGTGCCTGACTGTTTGGGTTCAGGGAGTTCCAGATACTTTGCGTACACGTGGTCGGCAACAAGCGCCGCAAAGTGTTCAATGTCACCGTGTAGCGTCAGTCCGTTGTCTTCAATCAGGTTGATAATTTCATCATGTGTCATGTGTTCTTCTCCTTTAGTTTGGCTTCGATGGCGGTGAACAACTCATCCCATTCTTCTTGGGTCATCTGGTCTGCTGTCCAAAAACTTGCCTTGTCCTCATCCGTCAGCCCCACCCACTCACGCTTGGGTGCGTACACATACGGCTGTCCCAAGTCACGCAGTATCTGCTTGCCAAGGTTGCTGTGCTTCTCGACGTTGTTAAAGGCTTCGTCTTCTTCGGGTGTCCAATCGGTCATGCTTGTCCCCTTGCTCGGATGGCTTCGGCACAGGCTTCAGCCAAGTTATACGGCGTTCCATCATTTGTCTGCTCACAAACCTTTGCACACGCCTCACGCTCATGCTGTGCTACTAGCTTGGCAAAGATAACCAAAGCTGCCGCATCGCCGTCCAAATAATCATCGGTATGGTTGAACTGCTTACCATCCCATTCATGCTTGGTAACTGCAACAACCCCGCATTGATCTGCAAGCTGAAGTATTTCCATGTCAGTCATTGCTTTCTCCTTCAGTTAAAGTTTTCTTTTGGTGGTGCGTCTAGCAAGTTTAGAAAGCCGAAAAAATCGTTTGCCGCCAACATGAGTTGCGACGCCTCCATCTCGTTACAGTTTAGGGTAACGACTCCTGCTATTTGGTCTTCAGCGCGGCCAACGATGACCACGCCTTGTGCTTTGCCCTCGCCATAGCACATCACCAGTTTGTGGATCAGTAGCTTGAAGTGGGCTTGCTCTTCGTCTGACATGGCCGTCACCCTGCGGTGTAGCTCCGCTTCAGACATCGAGTCGTCAAAGTCCTTGTATTTCATATCGTTTGAGCTCCAGTAGTGTTTTCAGCTCATCAAGGTTGTGCTCACGGGCAATGAACACAATACCCCATGCATTTCGGATGGCGTCGAGTTCTCTGTCTTGAAGAGCTGTGGTTGTGCCCTTGCCTGCCTTGCACTCGATGGCAATGAATTGTCCGTCCATGCAGCCAATGATGTCAGGTATACCCGCTCGGCCAAAACCATTAGCGGGGGGCATGAAGTGGTAGATTTTGAGTTCATCAAGTAGTTTCCGTACGTTCGCTTTTACTTTTGATTCAGGTGTCGAAGCCATCGTAACCCCCATTCGCTTCAACGTACCTTGTCAGGTTAACCTCTGGATGCCCAAAAGTTTTGCCGTCATTGGCGATCTCTCGGTTGAGCAACTCAAACGCTTTCAGTATGGTGCGCATGCCGTACAGATCAACTGTCTTCTGCACATCAGGCAACACCGCCGCGCTCGGGTCTGAAGCCAGTATGAGGTACAAGAGCCGCAACGCAACCCAGTCCTTCTTCTTGAGTTTGTCTACTGAGGTCATTTGTTTTTCGCTCCATGCATTTCATATAGCGTTGCCATGTACGCAACCATCTTGTCAAGTGGGTAGCCGTTGTGGTACGCAAGCATGCACAGGTAGCTCATGAGCGCAGATATGCCGATGTCTACTTTCTGTTTGCCCATTGCAGTTTTGAGAATCTCTACTGCAGCTTCCACTTGATCGCGTTTGTTGTTGAGTGCGCGTGTTTCTTCAATGTCTTTGGTCATGTCATTTCTCCTGTATTTCTATTAATTTGTCTAAATAGTGGCGGGCTTTGCGCAGGTCATCGACACCGCCCTTGTCCTTCCAGCGGGACACGTACTTTACTATGTTGCCTTCAAGGTAGCCAAGGTTGTTGCCCACGATGTAGTCCCATGGTTGTATGGCCTTGCCCTTGTAGTGAGTGCCCGCTACTTGCACATCGTTGGCTTTAAGCGCTTCTAACTGCTTGCGCTGTTCTTGAATGATGGCTCGCGTGGCATCGTGAAACAGATCAAGCTGATCGCTTGTCGGTATGGGTGGTTTAGTCATTTCGTTCCTCGTATTTTCGTTTTACAAAACGTATGTCAGACTCGTTGTACTCGTGCTGAAACACTTCGTAGTAGTTGCGTGGGCGTGTGCTCATGGCTTTGCGTAACCACTCAGCACCGCCCATCTCTTTAAACTTCAGCCACTCCTCGTCACTTAAACGTACGTATCGTGCCTTTAGGGGGGCGGGGGGCTTTGGTCTTGGCATTCTCCAATGTTCCTTCGTGTTTGTTGGGTTGTCTTTCTTTGGCACGGGCGAACGTGCCAAATTGTTTATAGCCTAGGTCTTCTTCGTTCCTGATCTGATTGCTCGGATTCTTTGCACGAAACTGTGCGTCGGCCATGAAGATACTAGGGCGCTTTACTTGGGCAAGTTCTTCCCAAGGGTTGAGTACTTTCATCTCTTCATACCTCGTACAAATGCGGCGAAACTCGCCGCTGTATCGCCAAAGGGCATCTTATCGAACTCAAGCGCCACTTCTTC